CTTTGCTTGGAATTATCAGGTCAAAGGTCATAAACTGATCTTTACGACTTATCATTCACTGATTCAGATTCAACGATCTGGTATTCCCGTTCATACCATTTATTTTGATGAAGCACATAATTCTGTTCAACGCCATTTCTTTGAACCAACCAAGCATTTTAGTGCTCATGCAAAGCGTTGCTACTTCTTTACTGCAACTCCGAAGCATTCATCCGTGTCATCCAAACCTGGTATGAACGATGCTCATGTCTATGGTCCAGTGATCTGTAATGTTTCTGCACCTGAATTGGTTAATGGTGGATACATTCTTCCTCCTCAAGTTCAAGTGCATTCTATGAATGTTCACCGTGACAAAGAGTTTGCGGCAGAGCGTGATTGCATGACTCTTCTTGATACGATTCTGAACGAAGATCACATGGAAAAGGTGTTGGTTGCTGCACCAAATACCAAGGTTCTCATGCGAATGCTTGCAGAGACTGACTTTATGACTGAAGTGCAGTCTCATGGTTATGATGTCATGTGGATTACTGCAAAGTATGGCGCATTCATTAACAATCAGAAAGTCAATCGTGAAGTGTTCTTTGACACCTTGACTGAGTATGGTAAGAATTCTGACAAAAAGTTCATTCTTCTTCACTATTCTATTCTCAGTGAAGGTATCAACTGCCCTGGATTGACCTCCTGTGTGCTCATGAGGAACATGGATTACATTGCTATGGCACAGACTGTGGGTAGGGTGATTCGCCTTCATACAGAGGATGCTAGGCGCCTCTCAGAAGGTACTCTGATTCCTGGTAATGTGGAATCTTATACCAAGTCCTATGGATTTGTTCATGTTCCAGTTTACAGTAACACTGGCATTACAACCGCCAAGAAATTGCAGGCAGTTGTTGACACCATTTTTGTTCAAGGCGAACCAGCAATCTCTACAATTAAAAGGTGAATAATATATACTAATATTAGTTTTTTATAAAAATGCTTATTCTTAATCAAGAATGGATGTATATTCATATTCCAAGAACATCGGGTGATAATTTTAGAACCTGTGTTATAAATTCAACCACTGATTATGAAAATTATTCAACCGCACCAAAAATAACCTCAGAAATGAGAGATTGTTTTTGGAAAGGTAAAAATGAAGTTTCAATAGTTGCAAATCATCAATTTTTAGGAAGTAGTACTACTATTGACTATGATCAAACAAGACATGCCTTTTTGTCAGTATGGCAAGAATGTAATGTATGGAATAATCATAAAGTTTTTACAATTGTGAGAAATCCTTATAGTCTCTTAGTTTCTGGATATAATCATATTTGTAGTATGTTAGGTCAAAATATGACCTTGGATGAATTTCTGATTGGGGATCATCCAATATTGAAGGATATTTCGACAAATTTTCCTTTTAATGAAAAAACAAAACAAGTTGATTATTTAAGGGATATTGATGGGAATATAAAGGTTGATCGTTTTTATAAAATGGAGACGGATATTTCACAATTAGCGTTTGATTTTGGTTTGGTTGGAATCAGTGATAACTATGAAAATAAGAGTTCAGATTATTCTGAAATCTATACTGATAATTCAATTGAATATGTGAAACAAACTTTCAAAGATGATTTTGAATATTTTGGATATGATACGAATCCATTTTGGGTGTGACACTTTTTGAACTGTCCCCACTCTCCTTGCATGGGGGAAGTATTTGAGTTATAATAACATTGTTCAACAGATTTCATCATGAAACACCGAGTTCAGTGCTATGTTCAAGGTAATGTATTCTATGTGGAATGCTATGCCCGTGATTATCAGGATGCAAGGCGAGTTGCAAAGTCTCAGTATCCGAATGCTCAAATTTTGAATGTAAATGTTGTTTTCCAATGAATATATCAAATTACGGACTGTTGAACCCCAAACCATCAGAACCAGCAGGTTATGTAACCAAAGATGAAATGTGGGCAGCAGTCCCTTTTGGCAAAAAATTTATGATTATTCATAATGGTGAACAGGTTCATGTTGCCGGAACTCTTGCGGTTGCTAAGTCTTACATTCAAAAACAAATTAAAGCATCAAAAACGGTAAAATCAGGTACATCATCACTGGAAGCATTCCTGTAAACTTGATTAAATAGTACAATCACATTTTTTTGATGGATAAAACAGAAAAACGCAACCGAGCACTAGGTCTTTTTACTGAGAGTGTACTTAAGGCAGATACAGAACTTCGTCAGTGCGCTCACAATCAACAGTGCTTTAATGAACTGCTTGAATGGAGAGATGAAGTTCTTGAATATTTAAGCAAAAGAAGACATGAGGAGTTTGGATGACTGCTTACTACTTTTGGTTTGGGATTTTTATCTTTGTTGCTTATCTAATTGCAACGGATGATAGTGTAGCGTATGCCGTTACATTAGTCTCTAAGATAATAAAATTCGAATATGAAAAACAAAAGTGGTGGTTGCTTCATAATCCAAGAAATCCGATTGTAAAGTATTTGATGTGGCGTCGTTCCTTAAGAATTGCAAAGAAACTTGCCAAGGAATTTGATAAGTGATATAATTACTATTGTGTTTATTTGCACACATCATGTCTAGAACTCATCGCAATATTGAATGGATGCACAGCGGAGCACTTAGATTTCCGCACACATTCAATGAAATCCGTCAGTTAGATGGAATCTTACACGAAGAAGACTTGGAGGGTCTTCCTATTTCTGGAGTCAATCACATGAGAGCACGAGAGCATCAATTGCCGACTGCTTGGGATGATAATGTCGTGAGTGGTTATTATCAAGAAGACTATGAAAAGTAAGTGGAACGTTAATCCACAATCTGCAGTCACTATCGCCCGTCTAATTGGAGAATTAGAGGGCGTTTCTTATATTTTGGATTGCTTGGATGAACCAGAGGAGTATGAGTATATTCAAACTATGAAGCAGAAGTATTATAAGGAGTATTTCAAAAGAAAGAAAGAAGAGAAATAAATAACACTAAATCTATAGATTTATAATGTTATCAACACAATATAGACTGCGTTTAGAAGCAATTTGTGATAAGATTGTAAACAGTGAGGAGGTAAGTTTAGAAGATATGATTTGGGCAGAGAAACTTGCAAAGGCAAATCGTAGTGCAGGAACAATTCTTCGTCAAGCAAGAAGAAAAGCTGAGAATCCTAATATGCAAGAAGGAGACTTAGATGACTTTTTGAATCAACTTGACTTTGGTGGTTTGGGGAACGATAGAAAAGGTATTAGTGGATTTGGTAGTGTAGATGAAATTGTAGATTGGTTTAGGGAAGATAAACCTGATGATTGGAGGCAAAGAGACTAATGACTTACGATGAATTTCTTCAGATGCCCGCAAATTTTGTAACTGATATTGCAAAGGTAATTGATATTAAAGTTAATTATGAAATGGACTTTACGGAAGAAGAAATACAAATTAAAGATCATCTACTTCAATACTATGAGGAAGCAAAGTTAGGAAGTCTTCGCAATCATTTTGAGAAGTGTTGGGACAGATGAACAACCGTCCACTGCCTCTTGACTTTAAATTAATAAAAACCCCTAACATAAATAATAGGGGTTTTTTGCTGTAAATTTATGCCTTCATTTAAAAGTTCATCATATAAAGATATTGATAAATTTAATGCGTACAGAAAAAAAGATAGAGATAAAAAGGTTAAAAAATCAAAAGACTACATTGAATCTAATAAAAAACCTTGTTTATTTTGTAATTCTACAGAAAATATAGAGTTTCACCATTTTAATCCTTTAGAAAAAGAAGTAAACAGTATAGCAAGATTATACAATTATTCCAATAACCGTATTGACGAAGAACTTAAAAAATGTTGGTGTTTATGTTATGATTGTCATAAAAAATTACATAGAAGATTATGTGACCCTCTTCCAATATGTTATGAGGACACTTAAGTAACTGTCACACTATGGGTTGACTTTTCCAGTCAGGGGTCTTATAGTATGTGTGTTGAAGGGTCTGCAAAACCCGCATTGAAACCTCCGCAAAACCTGCATTATGTACAACGCAAAAGTAAAACTCTGCTACATCAATGATAGTGATGTAACTCCAAGTAAGTATTTTCCTGAACTCGTTGATAGGCAAACCATCACGATTGAAGCACCAGCACAAGACTTGAAT